TTAATGTATAAATGGGCTAAAGATGCAGGAATATCTATAAAGGCTGGAGATTATAGAAGTGAAGAATTTTTTAGACCTATTAGATTTGCAATGATACAAGCTTTATTATTTGGAGGAACAATTGCAGCTAGAACTAACTTGCTTAAACTTGTTTCAAATGATGTCGCAGACTTTGGAGAAACATCATATTTATGGTTAACTACAGATAGAAATGATCCTAAACAAGTAGAAAGATTAGATAAGAAAACATATGGACAGGGTGGATTTTATTTCTTAGGTCCAAATGTCAATTATGCAATGAGCTTATTTGAGTTAATTAGCCATTCTACCATGGGTACTGGAGAGTTTGGGAAAGATGTAGATGAAAGAACTCAATTTGCACATATTAATTCTATTGATAAAAGTATAAAGAAAGATGAACGTCATCAATTATATGAAAGACTATCTTTAATTAACTCTCAAATTGCTAGAGGTACAGCTTATACTTGGGACATATTATCTAAAAGAGGCTTTAAAGATGCTCTATGGTTAGAACTTGGACTCTTTGCAAATAAAGAACAAAAAGAAATGTCTAAATGGCTTTGGGGTACTAAGAAGAAAAGCCGTAAGAAGAAACTTATAAAAGCTGGAATGTCTAAATCAGATAGAAGGAAGGCATTGAAAGCATTAAGAGGACTGTAGGGAGACGAAAGCCTCCCCACAGCTCAATTACAGGAATTAAATTCCCATCTTTTTGGATATTACATCAAGTAAACTTAGGATGTAATCTAGTTTATACTTTATTTGATGCATTTCATTCTTATTATAACTTTTATTATTATAACTTTTACTGTTATCGTATTTCTTATTCTTATTAGCTATTAATTGTATTCCCATTATCTTTCCTCTGTCATTCTTGTTATAAATTGATTCTCCAACCAATCTTCTAGTCGAAGTATTATTAGTGTCTCACCT